GGCGTGCCGGCGTATGGCCGTCGCTGCTGCCGTACTCGTGCACGGCGGCGTAAATGGCTACGTCCGGATCGAGCACGCCGACGTCGACCGTAGGCATCCGGAGGATGGATGCCTTGATCTTGTCCCAGGTGGCGCGCTTATCGATTACAGCCACAGTCGTCGCCCTCTTCCGTGTACGGGCTCACCAGGAACCCCGGGATGTGGTATTCCGTGGTAAGCCCCTCGGCTTCCAGCAGGTCCTTCAGCATCCGCCCCCAGAAACTCCAGCCCAGAGGATCTTGCCCCTGTGTGTTGGCGTACGTGCGGGACAGGTCGCCCTCACGCTCGGTCAATACCTGGGCCGACTGTGACCGAGTGGCTTTCAGATGCAGGGCATACAGCGCTGCCGCGAAGGCGACCTTCTCGGCCGGGAGCTTCGCCAGCTTGCCCCACATCATCGCCAGCTTGACGAACAGGGTCATACCGGACGGCGATTCGCCGAGCGCGGCGATCTGGTCAAGCACTTCCTGCTCTGTCATCACTCGACCTCCGGCTCTGCGGCGGCTTTGCGGGCGCGCTTGGGCTTCTCTTCGACCACGTACTCTTCGACTACTGGCTCGGGCGCAGTGGGGGCAAGGACCGCTTCATCGGACACGGGCGCCAGCATCGAGCCGTTGTAACCCACCAGTTCGATCGTGTCACCCGGGCGCACATAGTAGGAGCCGATGACGAGGGTGAATTCGTGGTTGTTGCGGTAGGTCTTCAGCATTTGCGTTCTCCAAAAAGAAAACCCCGCCGAAGCGGGGCTTTCGGGGTCACCGTGTAGTTTACACGATGCCAGTGGCGGTCACGATCGCTTTCGAGTTACCTACCACCAGGCCGGCGGTGCGGCTCTCGAAGATCGTCTTGACCCCCAGACCTTCACGCTGCTCGGGGTGGCGGTAGCCAAACATCGGCAGCCAGATGCCGCCAACGGCAGCCGACTTGTACAGCGCCAGGATATCCTTGCCGCCCAGCGTCTTCATCGCCACGGACTCAGTCACGGTCACCCCGGGCATCGTTTCTGCGAACAGCTGCAGAGCGGTCTTGCCGTTGATGTTCTTCGTGGCGGCAATTTCCAGCGCTTCTGGCGACAGGTAGATGTTGTCAGCGCGAACCAGGCCATTGGTCTGCACAGCGATCGAACGCACCAGCGCGCGCATGTCGCGGGCGATCTCGGCGGCGCCTTTGGTTTCCCACAGCTTGCTGTTGCCAGTACCATCGCCCTTCAGTTCGGTCTGGGCGAACTGGAATCCGTTGAAGCCGGTGATGCCGTAAGAAGCGTCGCCTTGCCAGAAGATGCGGTCGATCTCGGCAGCCTGGGCGATCATCGCAGCCTGGTGCTTGCCTTGATCCAGCGGCGAGCCGGTGCGGGCAGCCACTTCCAGCTCCATCGTGCTGAAGCAGATGTAGTTGGCGATCTGGAACAGGTTGGCGTTGCGGTTGATCTTGCCAATGTCAGCGGCCGGGATGTCGGTCGCTTTGTTGTGCACAATCTGGGCGCGGCCGTAGGAATCGTATTCGCTCGATTCGACTGAGGTGTGAGCGCCCATACCTTGACCAAGGACCGGGAACAGGCGGACAGCCTCCGGTTGCACGGCCAGTTGCTGCAGCAGGCCGCCGTAGACGGCTTGCAGTTTGCTGGATACCAGGGCGCTGCCAGCGTCATCCAGGTTCAGAATGGATTTGATCAGTTCGGACATTGCGTTCTCGCAGAGAAGGGTGATGGGGCGCATTATAGCGCCCCACGGACATTACTTGACGGTCAGGACCTGTACATCGATCACGCCGCCGGAATTGGCCGCAGTCTTGGCTACCAGGTTCAGGAAGACCGGTTCGTTGCCGCCAGTCGCCTTGGCCATCACGGCTTTCTGTGAACCGTGGTAGTTCAAGCGAGCGTTGGCGTCGATCTTGCCAGAGGCGCGAACCGCGATGGTGCCTTGCGTCAGCACGCCGACGGGCTGACCCTTCAGGTACTTGCCCTGGCCGACGCACACGTGCGAGGCGACGGCGAAGCCGATCAGGTTGCCGTTCGAGGCTTCAACGACGGTGCCGTTGGTGTCCAGCATCACGGCGGCGCCGAACGGGATTTCAGCGCCAGCGGGGAACGTCTCGATTGCGGTCGGGCTGTAACCGTGCTGGATCATGCCCGGAGAGGATTTGGGGATGTTGTACATCGTTCAGGCCTTCAGGAAAGAGAATGCGGTGGTTGCGGCTTGCACAGGCTTCGCTTCCACCCTCGCAGGCTCGGCGCGCACGGTGCGGATGACATCGAACGCAGCACGGATGTACTCGTCCGACTTGCCGTCCAGTTTAACACTGGGCTGGGCGTGTGCAAGCACAGCCTTCATCGTAGCGATGGCGGAGCCTTCCGGCTTCACGCCGAACTGCTTGGCCACGTCGGCGGCGGCGTACTCCTCTGCCACGTCGGCACGAACAGCGGCTTCGATCTGGGCGCGAACCTCAGCCAGCTTCTCGCCGGTCAGCTCAACGGACTTCGGCTCTGCCTGCAGGCGCTCAACCTCGGCTTGCAGGGCGTCACAACGCGCCTGCAGCTGATCGACCGTCGGCGCTTCGACGGGCTTCTTCTGTTCATCCATTCGGGAAAACTCCTTGGAAAACCGGGCATTGCCGGCCCGGCCACGGGTAACAATTGACAGATGGTTACAGCGGATGTTGCGCTGGACGGCGTCATATTTGGCGCCTTCCGGGGTAACACCGGCAACCTGTTCGGTTTCGACAGTATACCCCACGGACAGCTCTGCCTTCAAGCCGCTTTCGATCAGATCGATGGCCCGCTTGTCGTGGACCACAACCCGTGCCCGAAGGTTTTGACCGTCGCGCCAGGGTTCGCCAAGAATCGTTCCGACCACGACATTGCGGACATTATCAGAGCGAACCATGAATGACGGATGATCGATGGTCAGCGGCCGACCGACGAATGACGCCAGTGACGCAGGGGCAAACACCTCTTCTGGCGGGCGATACTCGGCTACGTCCTTGCCGTCGCGCTTGTACCACTGGATTCCGGTGCGGGCGATCACCGGCGCATCGATGATGTAGCCTTCAAGTGTTTTGTGCGGGCTCATTCCGTCTCGATAGGGTTCAGGTTGCGCGGGAAGATTGGTTCCGCATGACAGCGGCACCGGATCTCCCAGCCAGGATTCGTCACGCCATTGTAGCTGAAGACCTCGCCATCACGAGCCTTGTGTGTCGGGCGCACGCGGCTGTCGTGCTCGGTGACCCAGCGGTAGGTGATGGAGCCCATGGCCTGGTAGCGGGTGCGGTTGAGGACCTCCGTGCCCTTGTTGAACTGGTCTTCGGCGATCAACTCGGCGCGGTTGTGAGCCATGCCCAGCACACGGATCAGCCCCTCTTTGATGGCTTCGGGCTGGCCGGCGAACTGTGTCAGAATCTGCGTGGCTCGCTCGGCGTGACGGTCTGTCAATGAGCCGATCAGTCGGACCTGTTCGGCAATCCAGCGGTCACGCTCAGCCTGGAGCCAGCGCTCGACTCGCACGCGCTGGTTGCCGTCCAGGCCCTTGAAGTCAGCTGACGGCGGCAGCTCCACCCCCGTGCGGGACTTGACCAGCATGCGGAACTGGCGGTCCTGAAAACGCGAGAGGTAGATGTGGAACCACTCCAGTTTCCCGCGAACTGAATCGACCTCATCCAGATCAACGAACGGCCACTCCGCCTTGACGGTCTTCTTCAAGGCCTTGGTGTAGTCGACGGCACTTGGCCACTCGACGTACTTCTTCCCTTGCTCACGCCGAGACATCGAAGCCCTCCGCGCCCAGCAGGCTACGGGCCTGTTCGTTGTCCAGCACACCGTGCGACAGCAGGCGATCCAGGGCGGAGGCGATGCGCTCCAGTCGCTGCGCCCGCTCGTGCTGGCCCTCACGGGTCAGGTCCTCAAACTCGACAGGCTGACCGGACAGGAACTCAAGAACGGCGGCAGCCTGCGTCTCTTGGTACTGGCGGATCTGGGCCTTCCAGTTCTGCGACTCACCGCTGTTGGCGCCCAGCCCACTGGACACGGCGTCGCCGAACAGGATGCGAGCGGGGATCCCCGAGGCCGCACACACGGTCTCCCGGGCCGCCTCGATGGTCGACTGGGCGGCCGACATCTGGGCTGTCTGGATGGTGTAGTCCTCGGCGCCATCGATCACTACCGTGTTACGCACGCCGCGGGCGGCGTCCACAAGGGCTATCCGTTGCTCGACAAGCTGACGGCCGTTTGGCGTCTGCAGGTAGCGGGACAGGTCCGGGATCTTGTGCACGGGCTGCTGTGACCGCTCGAGCCCGGCCACTGCCATGTCAACGGCCTTCAGGTACCGCTTCACGGAAGCCTTGATGCCGTCACGGTCCATCAGCCCTTTCAGCACCATGAACTCGCCCTGCGTGTACAGGGTGCTGTCCACGATGATCTCGACCGGGTCGCCCTTGTTCTCCCCGACCGTAGCCGACCGCACAATTGAGCAGGTGGAGCGATTCAGGATCCGGCCAGACTGCAGGATGATCGACTCACCGTCACGCTCGGCGCGAGCCAGGGCCCGGGCTGCTGCACGGGACAGTTTGGCTGCTTGCTTGTGACTGGTACGCCAGCCGCTGACGGCCGCCCAAGGCATGACGCCCCAGATGCGAGCAAGCCCCTCGCCTCGGTCTTGCCAGTCAAGCGGCGCCAAGCCAGTCTTTGTGAAGACGTCCTCGTAGGCGCCGTCTTGGGTGATGGTTGCAGTCGTGTCGGTCACAGGAGCCCCGTCAGTTGGAACGCGGCCGTTTCCGTCAGTCGGTTCAGGGCGCGCGAGATGGCGTCAATTGTATCATCGTGCTTGCCGAC